TTGTTTGCTTTGAGCTTGAGCGCGATGTGCATTACCAAGGCACTGTCTATAAGCTGTAAGAAGTAAGAAAGGGAAAAATGTTTACTTATTCGGCAACAGCTCCAGACGGCAAGGTCTATATCAGAAAATCTAGTAGACCACTAACTTTTGGGATTGCACATAAATCAGGTAGCTCCTGGATTATAAATAGCTTTAGCTACGGCACAAAAGCGAGTGCTGAAAAGAGGATGAACTCACTTCAAAAGTTTTACGGTGGCGAGTGGGTAATTGTAAAGTCAGAGCTACAGCAGAATGATTAGTAGCCCTAAGCAGTATGTCATCGAACCAATAACAAGCAAGATGGCAAACGAGCTGACAGTCGCCAATCACTATCTACATCGCAAAGCTTCAACAATGTATGCCTTCGGTTTGTTTGATGGCATGGAGTTGGTTGGAACTATCATCTATGGCAAGCCAGCATCTCCCTCTCTTTGCGTGGGTATAGCTGGTAAAGAGGAAAGCAAGTCAGTAATTGAACTAACTCGGTTGTGGATAAAAGATGACACCCCTAAGAATACTGAGTCTTACCTAATTGCTTCTACCCTAAAGATGTTGCCACCCGAGCATGACATTATCGTTTCTTACGCTGAGATAGGGGCTGGTCACACTGGCGTTGTTTACCAAGCAACAAACTGGATTTACACAGGACTTTCAGATAGGCATGTTGAATGGCGATTGGATGGCCAGTCAAATCAACACTCAAGACATTTGTTTGATGAGCATGGTGGAATCGAAGGTGCAAAAAAGTTCTATGGCAATAGGCTTGAGAAACATGAGCGAGGTCGCAAGCATCGTTACATTTTTTTTACAGGTAATAAAACAAGAAAGAAGGAACTGATGCGAAAGCTAAAGTATGAAATAAAGCCCTACCCGAAATTGGCAGAATAGAGAAAACAAATGCCAATCTATGACTACAAGTGCAACACCTGTGACCTAAAGATGACACTGATAAGAAAGATAAGCGAACCCACTCCGACTCCGTTGTGCGCTAATTGCGTAAAGGACCTAGTAAGGGTTTATGACTCACCTGGACTCAGTTTCAAAGGCACAGGTTGGGCTGGCAAAGAAAATAAAAAATGAGGGGGGGTATGCTCAAAGCATGTCCTACAAGAACTCAAAAAAAATCGGGGGGCCGTTATGCCTAAGATGCCCTGCCTAGTTTGCAAAAAACTAACAGACGGAAACTCAAGATGTGAAGCTCACCAAAAAATGTGGGATGACCAAGCCGATGCCAAACGGCGAGCGCGTAAGCAAGCTACTGGCCAATACTCTGGTGACTACAAGGCAAGAGCAAGGATGGTCCGAGAGAACGCCTTTGTCTGCCATCTCTGCAACGAAGGCCCAAGACTCAATGACCCTTGGCAAGCAGACCACATCAATCCTGGCGACCCTTATAGCCCACTAGCCGCAGCTCATCGGTCCTGTAATGCCAGACGAGGCAACAAGCCAATCAAAGATTCGGTTAAAGACTAAAGCAAAATTCGGTCAGGATTCGGTTGGAAAAATTCTGAGGATTCGGTTGAAAAATTCGGTCAGATTCGGTTAAACAAATTCTGACAGACAGGGCCTAAAAGTCTGTCGAACACTTGTTTCGAACATTTGTTCGAACGACCTTGCGCGTTTTTTCGAAAATCTGTTCGAAGGGCCGAAAGCCTGCCACCGATAGAGGCAACCCGAAACCGCGACAGATTGAAGCGCCGAAACACACACACCGCGACAGGGTGAGAGCTTGCCACGCAATCACACACACAAACAGACCGACAACACCGACAGGCAACCCGCGACCAATCCGCGACACGCTCGAAGCAAAAACCCGCGCTCTATCTTTGACAGACCTAGACAGCCACGCCCGCCACGCTAGACATATAAAGAGGTAAGAGCGCCCGCGACAGGCCAAACCCCGCGACAGGCCTAAACAGGGCAAAAACACCCGCGACACGCCGAAGACAAAAAAAGGCAAAAAAACTTGAAAAAATCTAAAAATTGTGCTATTTTCATTACATAGCCAAACAGGCTACAAAGGGAAAGGGCAAGACAAATGGAAAAGGCAATCGAGATTCTACAAAGCGAAGCACTAATGCTAGAAGTTGAATATGACATCAAAAGCGAAGAATTACGGCTGGCAAGAAAGTATGGAAAGAAAAGCGAAATTGAAGAACGCTACAACTACACAGAACTAATCTGGGCAAAGCTTTCAACAGTTGTAAAGCTAATCAAAAAACTAGAAGCGGAAAGGGTGGAGGCTTAGGCCTCCCCCGAAAGGGAAAGGGAAACACAATGGATATCAAGAAAATTATTGAAATCGGCGAGGCAGACCTTGAGTTGCTTCTAATGGCGTACAACTTTCACAGCGGCACAGTTAGAGACGCGCAAAAATACAACAAAGGAAAAAACCAAATACTAATCTCTAGCTCACTTATGGACCAAGCTTGGGCAGCTCATCAGGCACTAGCAAAATTTATTCTAAAAATCAAAGAAGAGGCGGGCAACTAATGACAGAGCAAACCGCAAAAATAATAAACGGATTACTTGGAAAGCTAGTTTTTGTTTTGGCAATCGCTAGCGCCTTAGTACTCTCGCCGATAATCGCGGCAGGGATTGAACTACTAGGAAAGGGCTAGACAATGTTTGAGTGTGGTATGGCAGGGTGTTTTAACATTGCCAAATATGAAGCAAGGTTTGAGGCAGACGGAGAGCCAGAAATTTTTGATATCTGCCAGAGTTGCGCGGATTACTGGAAACGACACCTAGAGGAAAGACCAACAATAACCAGACACAAAAACAAAGAAAGGGAACTAGCAAAATGATTAGCTGCGGAATGGCAGGGTGCGAAGATAGCGCAGAATTTGAGATTAGCGGCCAATGGCAACTTAGCGGAAAGATTGACACTTTTCTAATCTGCGAAAGCTGCGGCAACTATTGGGCGACAGCAAAAAACAACCCTTGGAAAATTACGCTTACGAAACTAAACAACAACGAAAGGGAACTAACAAAATGACAACACAAACAGCGGCAGAAAAAAGACAAGACCGCACAATCGCACTTGATATCTTGGAGAGTGTCCGCGAAGAAATCACAAGCGGGAACGCGCTCTTACTGATAAACGCCGAACTAGGGAAAGGCTCAACGGATTACTTTCGCGCCCTGCTCACTTACACAAACAAAGACGGGCGGACAGACTCCGCGCATCTAACTTGGGCAATCTCTAAACTATTTGGCTACACCTTGAAAGATAGAAATGGCTTTTGGTGTCTAGCGATAGGCGGCGGCGGATTCTCTAAGTCTGACGAAATCGCTCGAAGCCTAGCGAACCATTACCAAATTGACCGCGTTAGATATGAGCGAAGCTAAACAACAACACAAAAACAAGAAAGGGAAAAAACAAATGGGAAACCGAAGCAACATAGTCATTAGAGAAACAGCAAGCCAAACAGACAACCTAGTTATCTTGTATGGACATTGGGCGGGAGATGACAACCTAACCGCCGTTAGAAATGTGTTAGAGAAAACGGACAGGATAGGCGACAGCATATATCTAACCGCGCAAATCTTTCACGAGTTTACGAAGTTAGGCGGATACGATGGCGGCCTAGGTTATGGCTTATGGGTTGGAGATATGGACACGATAGACGAAACAGACAACCCTGCCGTAATTGTAAACGCTGATACTGGCGCGATAACTTACAAGGGCGAAACATACAAAAGAGCAACACAACACTTACTAACAAACAACTAAACAACAAACAGAAAAGGGAAAAACAAAATGGCTGAACTAATCCTTATGGGATTTGGAACTAAAGATATAACGATTGACCTAACAGGGAAAACACCAGACCAAGCAATCGCCGAAGCAATCGAACAAGTAAACGACAAAGAGAAAAGGGATAAAGGGAAATGAACAACAAAGACACACACGAACTAATCGAGATACTGGAAGCGCTAGAGGAATTTATTGCTAGACGCGGACACGATGAAACACACGAAAGCGAACACGCCAAGGAAAGAAACAGCGGGACAATGTACAACACGCGAAAACTAGCCGACACTTTTTTAGAGCTAGAGCGCGATGGATACAGCGCCCTAGGCTTTAGCCTTGTTGTTGATTTGATAAACCGCGATTGTGTCGAGAGGGTGGGCAACTAATGACAACAGACACAAAGGAAACAGCCGCCGTCTATTCTGTTTGGGTAGCAGGCGGAGAGATAAACAGCTACTACCTAACACGCGAAGCCGCCGAAAGGGTAGCGAAAGCCTGGAGAGTGTACGGATACACTGACGCAACAATAAGAGAAGAAAAAAAGGGAGAAGAATAAATTGGGAGCAATGAAAAGGGAACTAGAAAGACTCGCGGATATTGTTATCTACGGCAACGCGGAAACAATAGAGCGCGAATTCTGGAAAGTAGACGGATTAGGCGGAAGCTTGACAGTCTTAGCGCAGGCAATAGAGATGGCGCGTTATATAGCGCCGTTATGTGAGTGTGGCGCAGATTATCACGCGGGATTGACTGAGCGATTCCCGCAATACATACAAGAAACAAACAAACAAAGCGAGGGCGAAGCTGTTGCCTAACGCAAACAGAACCCGCGCAATTATGGCCGCGCAAAAAGTAGCGGCGGGATTGGTGAGAGTAAAGACAGACCCAACACCAACACCCGAAGCACCGAAGCTAACAGCGGAACAAAGACGCGAAATGTACGCGCCTAAGTCCGCGCTAGCAATTATTCCGAAGCGCCCGCCAATGCCAGTAAGAGCGGCAAAGACAACCGCAAAGACTGGCGGCGTATTGCTAGGGATGTTGACAGCGATAACCGCAGGCATCCTGGTAGGTGAAACAAAAAAGGGACTTAGGTCCTAGACACACGCAACAAGGGCAACCCGCTTAGGCTACGGCTTAGGCGGGTTTCTTCATACCCTAGACAGGGCAGGGGGGGGGCAGGGCAGGCCCTAGCCGAATCAAAGACAGACAGACAAACAAGGCAGGAAAGACAGGCAAGCGCCACGCCTAGCAGATACAGCGAGCAAGACAACAAGGCGCGAAAAGAAAAAGGAAACACCAAAGACAAAGAGCGACAGGGCAGGCCACGCCCTAGCCACTAGCCACGCCCTAGACCTGCCACGCCTGCCAGACCTAGGCCCTAGCAAGCCTTGAAGCTAGACCAATAACCTAAAAGCGATACAAGACCGCTACAAGCCACTAAAAAAGCAACCTAGGGAATCACTAGGGCGCAATTCTGGCGTGCCTTGTACAGGGCGCACAAGCCCGCAAACCTAACCAATACAGCCTTACCCCCTAGGCATAGCCCCTAGGGTGGGGGAAATCTTAGCCAGTAGTCGGCCACCGACACCCCGCCCCGCCACTTGCGTACTTTTTCTAGGTTCAGAATTTTTCTGATAGCCTTG